CAGTAGAGATTTGATATGTCGCCCTGCACCGACATCCAATACAGGGATAGCTACCGACTAAGTGTGGTTACTTCCACTCAGATATGAAACCGCAGTAGCCTAGCTTCATACCCTATCGCCCCCGGATACAGGACGATGACTCAATCATGCCGCGTTCAAGTCCACCACTTCACACACACCAGCAGTACATGCCAGTTCCCGCGAACCCGTGGTGTTGTCCTCTTTCTCGAACTCAGTCAGACGTGACCAGTCAATCTCAACGTGGGACATCATTTGTTTCCACTCAAGATAATCATCAGGCTCTATGTCTTGGTATGGTGCCTGTTGGTATGTATGGTCACTGAATGGCAAGAAGGATACCCCAGACGCCACATCAAAGTTCTCATAGACCCACGCACCCACTTCCATCCATTCCTCTTCCTTCACAGAAACAGTGATAGATGGCTTGTGTTCACACCAGTGCAAAGCATAGGTCTTCCACAACTCTAGCTGTTCGATGGCTGTCATTTCCGTACGTGTGACTGCACCCTTGGGTGATTCCATCGGGAAACTAAACACGGTTGTTGAGTCCGGCTTCATCACGTCACGTTCGTTGTGTACGCCACTTTCAATGAGGAATTGTGTCAAGGGGTCTTTGTTGTCGCCTCGAACTGTGCGTATGTAGTGGGGATGGTGACGAGCGTGGATACCACTGGCGGCATCGACAAGCTGTGACACTGTGCCACTAGGCTTCACACAGGTGATAGCCGCAGACTGCGGTATGCCCAACTTCTTTGCGTACTCTTTGTTTACCTTGACAGCCTCTTCTTTCATTTCTTCTAGCCATCTTTTGCTGTCCACATTCTTGGACAACACAGGATGGTCCATGATACCTGTTAGGGACACACCCAGCAAACGCTCTTCTTCCGTGTTCTTCTTCCAGACGTTACGAAGATACTTGAAGTCTGTCATGGTAGACTGCAGGGTACCCAAAATGGTTGCCAAGCGTACCTTGCGCTTCAATGACGATAGGTCATCGGACTCCCGCACCACGATTTCTGACAGGTTGCAAAACTGGTACGGACGTAAGATAATTTCAGAACACGGGTTGGTTCCCCACATGTGTCCTTGCTCACGGCGTCCGTTGCGACCAACCTGTATGTCAGCGGCCTGTCTGTTGAAGATGCCTCGCTCACCGGACTTGGACTCGTACAGGGACACCCACTCACGCATAAACGTACCCATCTCAGGCTTGCCCTTGTAGGACACAGAGTTGTTGGCCAACGCACGTTGCCCCTCGTTCTCCCACCACATACCCGACTTGGCGTGTGCCATCTGGTCATCATTCAGGTTGCTGAGTGAGATTAGGGCAGAGCGGCGAACACCACCCACAACCACAATCTCGCCTACCTTGCACATCAAATCGTGGCACTCGATAGGAAATAGCTTGCGGCCACTTGCCTTCTTGAATGTTTCGATGGTGAAGTTGAACAGGTCTACCAACGGTTGCGGACCTGATGCCCGACCACCCATTGTCTTCAAGCGTTCACCCGCAGGGCGAACAGCAGACACATCAATCTCTGGAACCTGTCCCGCATAGAGCAGGGCAACCAATTCACGGTACGCCTTCGCCCATCCGGGCTTGCTGTCGCCTACCTTGATTGTGGTGTCTGTCTCGTGGAAGTTGTCTGAAATTGTGGGCAGCTTTTCCACGTTCTCACGTTCCACAGAAAAGCCCACACCTGTTCCGCACATAAGAATGTACATGCACTCGTCAAATGAACGTGGGCTGTCCACGGGGATGTACGAGCAGTTGTACCCACAAATGTTATCGCGGGCAAGTGCCGGACCTGCAGTCATCATAGCCCGCATAGAGGGCATGATTTCTAGGTTCAGGATACCCTCGCGCAGGTCTGATACATCCTTGCCAGACAAATCGTAGTTGTGCTTGCCCTTGACTTGATTGACCATAAACTTGAGGTACCGCTCCACGGTCTCGTCAAAGTTTTCGCGGCGTCCCTCGTCCTCTATCCAACGTGCGTAACGGGACTTGTGAATGAACTCTTGGTAAGGTGTCGGTAGTAAATTATTCATTTGTCTCTCTCTCTTCTATCAATCTGTTTAAGTACCACTGGGCTTTCTTGAGGTCTTCGTTACCGTTTTTGTATCGGTATCGCCAGAGGTACTTGATGATGTTTCCTTGCAGGTAGTATTGGAACCCATCGCCTGTCGCCGCCGCGATTGCCTCAATGCACTCGATACCTGCTTTATTGTAGTGTGGCGGGTTGTTAACATTGTCTGCCTTCTCTTTCATGTACTTCTCGTGTCTCACCTGTTATCTCCACTGCCTTGGATAGTACCACTAGCGGCGCGTTCTTTCAACTTCCAAATGTTCATTTCTGCAATCTGCTGTAGGTCATAGCCCAAGTCGTCGGCCAGAACAGCGCAGTACCACAGCACGTCACCTATTTCCTTGGCAATCTCGTGCCTAAACTCAGGAGTATCTTTATCGTCCCTGATTATCTTTTTCACCTTGTCAGCAACCTCACCAGCTTCCCCTGCAAGTCCTAGTGCAGGGTACGTTATCTTTGCGCTGGCAGGGTATATGGCAGTCTTACGTGCTTGCATCTGATAGTTATTCAAGTTCCAAAATTCCTTTGCCCAATTCATTGTTTAACTCCGAAGTCTACTTTTAATACATTACCCTCTGCTTTGAGAAGCCTATCTTCTGGGGTATCTAATTCTTCTTCTACACTTTCAACAAAGTCGTTGAATGAAAGTCTTGCCAAGCCCGCTTCCATGACTCTTTCCAAGTCGTTTTCTAGCAGTTCCATAATCCCCTGCTGTGCAACGACCCCCGCCTCTAGGTATTCATCGTTAGGGTCAGGCATGGGGGTGGTATCGTATGCTGTGACTTTGAACCCCTCTGCATCACTGTCAGTTACTGGCTTCAATATCAGGTACCACCTGTCTTTCAAAAGGCTTCCTATTTCTAAATCATGTTCCCGCGTCATCTTTGAGCCACTCCTCTGGTATGGTTCCCTCTGCCCAAGGGAACCCGTAACGGTTTGCCCAATCAGCATAGGTGGTCTTGCTACCTTTGTAAATCTTATTCGTAGCCCTGACAAAAACAAATCGTATATCTAGGTCAGGGTACTGTGCTTTAACCAGTTGCATCTTAACCCTATCACCTTTATCCAAGTGTCCCTTTGCCTCTATTATAATTCCATTTTTGGTGAGTACAAAGTCAGGAGTGTAGGTTCGCGGCTTCGGTATGTAAGTTAGTTTCATTTGTTCGTATTCATATGGAATATTCTTGCTTGCCAGTGACTTTGCCAGCCCTATCTCAAACTGTGACCTAAATTTTGTGCCTCTCATAATCCTAGCAACGGAAATCCCACCTTCACCTCGTTCAGCCTTTTTGATAGATACTGTTCTACTTTTGGTGTTCGCTTTTCTAGTGACAGTAGTTCGTCTGCCAGTAACAGCGTCGGAAGACATACAGTTGCCCCCTGTCTTAAATGGTTGGTAATAGCCTGAAACTCTGCTTCGATTAGGCGTGTATCACGCATTTCCGTATCAGACGACAGGTGGCCTTCGGAAGAAAAGTTTTCTTTCAAAGTTAGTGGGAGTGACCTTTCCAGCCCGCGAACTTGCACGGTTGCAGGGTCTCCCCCTCTTTTGGTATGCGACTCAATGTACACACACATAAGCTTGGGATTTAGATTGAACAAATCACGAGGATAAGTTTGTGTGTACAATATAGGCATTACAGTTCCTTAGTGACTAACTTGGTGTACCAAGCGTTTGGTTTGAACTTGGCCTTAGATGTTACCTTCGGTGCGTACTCTGCTGATTTCCAACAGTTTTCTTTGAACGAACAGAAGGTACATGTCTTGGGCATGAGGCGGTTACCTGTCTCTATCTTGTTGCCTTTGACCGTGTAGGTCTCTGGCACGGACTGGAAAGGTACCTTGAAGGGAGCGTCGTTGACTATAGATTCGACACGACTCTCAGCTTCCGCGATGTACGTCTTGCTATCTTCGGTTTGGTCTTCGGGTGCCTGTACAAAATCCCATTCACCACTAGACTTGTCGATTACAATCCAACCACCGAACGGCCTGTCTTCTGCCTTGGCATACAGATGCCCCTGCATTATGTAACCGAAGGGGTCATCTTCCTTGATAACATCGTAACCACCACGACCTGAGAACTTGTTGGAGAAAGACCACGGGCTTGCTGACTTGATGTCCCAAACCTTTTCTTCCCCGTCTATATCCAAGATTACATCTAGTGTACCCTTCACTTCTTGACCAGCAAGGTCAACAGTACACTGACGTTGTTCGTCTACAATCTTTACGCCTGTAGCCTTCAACACGAATATAGCCACAGCCTCAACCAAATCACCCATGAGAAAACGCATGATGTCATTGTAGGCAACATCTTGCTTCATTCCCTGTTTCTCTAGCTGTTGCTGACACAAGGGGCGTCCCAGCCCTGACATACGTATGCGATAGTCCCCACGCTTTGTGAGTTGCTTACGCAAGGCATCCTTACATTCTTCACCAAACTTTTCTATCAAAGGTTCGAGGCGAGAAGAGTCTACCTCTCCCCGCCCCGCCTTTTGCAGAAAGTCTTGGACTTCTACAAGAGTAAGCATGATTAACCTGCCAGACGACTAGCTAGGTCTGCATCATCCGCACTCATGTTTGCCTTGTTTGCCTCTTTGAACTCGCCCATAACAGATTCGTTGTGGCCGCGAACAGTGTCAGCAAATTTCTTCATCAGGTCTTTATCTTCGTCAGTGATGCTAACCTCTTTTACCAAAGACAACTTAGGTGTCCAGTAAAGTACGCTACCCTTCTTGTGCTTTTCAGTGGACATCTCGACCACTGCTTTTTGCATAAGAATTTTCTTACGGGTGAGGTTGTTCTCAATGAAGTCACGCACAGGCATAAAACCCGAACGCTTGAAGTACGCCACAAATGCCATACCTTCAATAGGAGAAGGTGAGCCATCAGCAAGGGTTGCGTTAGGCGCATCCAAGATACCATAGATAACTTGGTTACATGCAACTGACTTACTCAAAAGAAGGCGTGGGTCATCAGACGATAGCCCTTCCTCTTCTTGGCGTGATAGTCGTCCGCACTTGTTGCCGCCAACCGAATCAGGGAAGTCCCCTGACATAGAAGGCTTCTGTACAGACTTAGCCGCGAACTTACGCTCTTCGGCATCCCACAGTGACCACTCGTATGTACGCATGAGTGGACGAATGTTAACTGACTCTGCATACACAGGAGCGTTACCATTCCAGATACGCCACGAACCACGCTTGAGCGGTAGGCCATCATCTGTTTCTGTATCGTAGTTAATAGTCAAGCGGGGTAGTCCCATCTTCGGTGCGTCACCGTCCTCAGACTTTTGACCGCTTGCCTTCATCAAAGTTTCGGCATCATCCGTATCGAATGCTGCTACCATATTGTCTAGTTCGTCATTTAGTGTTTGGAGTTCTGTTCCCATGATATCCTCTCTATGGGTTGGAGTTGTATAGCGATTATACTTCTAATATAACTTCGGAGTCAAGCCAATTTTTACCTATTTTTAATTCTATTCCAATAGGCATGTCGTAAAAGACCCCGTATCTTTTTTGTGCTTCTTCATTTATCATTAGCATACAGCTAGATAACACGTCAACACATTTTTCTTCCTCGCCCGGATAAACATCTAGGACAATAGAATCGTGTACGGTATTACAGATAACTGACTTCATTTCTTGGCGGCGCATTTCCCTATCTAGCAATACCAAGCCCATCGGAAGAAGGTCAGCCGTGGCAAATCCCTGTACAGGATAGTTACATATGGCAGTGCGGTCTGTGGCCGTACCCCATTCAGTCCACCTAGCATACGGGAATGCGTATTGCCGCCCTGATGGTAACTGGATGTACTTGTGCATCACCGCATGTTTTTGCATGCCATCCTGCCACTCAGCAACCTGTGCATACTTGGTCTTGAAAGCGTTGTAATATCTTTTCTGGTCATCGGTACCGCTGGTGCCACCATACAGGGGTTTGAATGTGTGCGCCTTGGCTTCTTGTCGAGTACATCCGATAATACCTGCGGTGATACTGTGTACGTCTGTGCCATTCTGCACATCAGACATAACTGTCTCGTCCCCCGCAAGAAAGCCAGCAACCCTAAACTCCAACTGTGAGTAGTCCCCTTCTAGGATAGACCCGCCCTCGAACCTACTTTCCACGGCACGGCGAATCTCGAACGTGTTACCCCGTGGCATGTTCTGGAAGTTTGGGTTGCGGCTGGATAGTCGTCCGGTTGCTGTCACACACTGCATAAACTCTGTGTGGATAATACCATTGGCATCCATGTTGTTTTCCATCCCTTCGAGAAAGGAACCGACATAGGTGCGAACCGCACTGTACCGTATGTACGACTCAGCAAACTCGTGGGCTTCACCTCGTAGGCTAGACAAAACCTGTTCCAAGGTTTCCTTGTCCGTCTTGAAGCCAGCCGCCGCAGTGCTGTAAACATCACGGGGTATGAGTTTGAAGCCCGCTACCTCGCCAGTCGATTCGTAGCGCACTCCCTTGCCACCACAGGGCTTACAGATTCTGATAGCCTTACCTAGTGTCCCGTCCTTCTTGCGGGCTGTGTAGCGTCCCTTGCCCCCACAATCGGTACACTGACTGCCCTTGGTCTTGTACAGCACGTCAGTCTCGTTAATTACGTACCTGTTGAAGTCTTGACGGGACATACGGGTTCGCCGCTTGGGCTTCATACCCGCACCCCGCAACTCCATCCCCAAGTTGAAGATGCTTGCCCAACGGGACTTGTTGCGTACGGCGCAGGAGTAGAACAGCTTGGAGCGGTCATCTGCACTGGCTAGGTTGATAGGGGTGTCCCCCATTGCGTTCGCGGCGAGTTCGGTTAGCCGTTGCTCTAGGGTGGACAGTTCGGTCTGGTACTGTTCTCTGATTTCGTCTAGGGTCTGTTTGTTTACTTTGATTCCGTTCTGCTCCATACGGGCAAGAACTTTTGTCATGTCAAGCGACAGACGCAAAGTGGGCAAGAGAGTCCGGTTGTTCATTGAATAGTTCCTCAAATGTAGTGCCAAAGGCTTCGAGTTGTGCAAGTGCTACTTGCTCTGTAGATAGTACATCGGCAATGCCGTATTCTTTAATCACATCCCAAGGAATGTCATAAAACGTTTTACCTTCCTTGAAATACGGTGTGATAACGTCCTTCTGCTTTTGTACGTCACTATACTTTTCTGCAAGAGAAGCAAGTCCCAGAGGCCATCTCTGCGACCTCGCCAGTATATATTCCGAAACCATCGTGTCATAGATATGTCCCTCGTATGTAAAGCCACATTCACGTAGCCAGTTTAAGTCAAACTTAAAGTTTTGTCCAATGATAACGTCAGCGTGGTTGAGTGCTGTTTGCATATCTTGGGCGGCACTGTCCGTGGGTGGCTCAGTGCTGTGGTAATAGCAGTCATAGAATACCTGCTCCTCGTCTAACCACTTGTAACCTATTGAAACCAAAGAGTTTCCAAAGTAGGGCAGAGGTGTTGTCCTACCGTTGGCACGTTCTTTGTGCGTGGTCTCCACGTCTAGGGTCAGTACGTTCATTCCATTTCCCCAAATATTTTAGCTGCAAAATACTTGGCTAATATTTCTATAGACGCATCATTTAGTTGGGGGTACCTCTTACGAAGACGTGTGTATTCTTCTTCGTATATGCGTTCGAGTATTTCTTCGTTCTCGTGATTGCTCATTAGTAATACACTCCTCTTTGCACATCGATGTGGCTGGTAAACATGCCGTGCCACCCGTTAAGTTTATTTTTTGAAATACAAATGTGTC